CTCCGCCGCGGGGGTCTCCTGCAGAAACCGCACCGCCGCCGCCTCGATCGCCTCGTTCCAGATCTTCCGGCGGAGCTTCGCCGCCGCCCGCTTCACCGGATCCGCCTCCTCCGCTTGCGCTGCTGCCTCCAGAGCCCCCGCCTTCCGCGCCTCCGCCGCAGCGTCGCAGCTCCTACATCTGCAGTATTCGTTGTGGTTGTGCTTTCGGCAGACCCCTGAGTGGTTGGTTGCGTAAAGCCTCACTTCACAACCGGGGGTGGCGCAGACGAACCTCGTCTTTCCTCGGTCCATCAGTCTTCCTCCAGCGCCTTGAGATTGTCTATCGCGGTCTGCAGCATAGCGATCCAGTCATCGAGCCTTCTGCGACTCAGCCCCTTCCGTTGGACCAGAACAACAGAGAGCTCGCCAGCGACGGCTGCAGCCGCCTTCAACGCATTGTCGAGGTGCGTCTGGCGATTAGGCATTAAAGCTCAGCCTCCATCAATTCGGCGGGGGCGACGAGGTGCGCCCGGATCTCCTGCAGGTCCTCCCCCTGCTCAGCGCGCTGGAGCCGCTCCCAGAGGAGGTCGTTCACCAGCACATACTGGAGCCGCCCGGCGACCTTGATCCGGCGGTTCCAGCAGCGCGCGCCGACATCGGTCATCACCTTGCGGATCTCGTAGTCGCTGTCGAACAGGCGACCTCCATTCGCCGCGCGCACCCAGCCCACCACGTCCTTGATCACCAGAGCCCGCGGCTCCTTCCGGTCCTTCAGGACCTCGGCCAGCGCCGCAGCCTCGCGCTGAGCCTCCGACCGCGACCCCTCGATCATCTCGCGCTTCCGCTCGGTCATCGGAGCCCGATCGCCGGGCTTCACGTAGCTCCCGTAGGTCTCCGCCCAATGCTTAATGATCTGGAGACCTCCACCGTTCAACCACTTGCGGAGGGCGTCGAATTTCTCATTCGGCCAAGAGACCTCCGTGATCTCAGGGTAGAACCACCGCCGGTCGTCGTTCTCCATCTTGAGGGCGCGCATCGAATTCGAGCAGGCGATGACATGGCACCAGTTGTCGATCTGGTACTGGCGCATGTACTTCTGATTGACCGTCAGATCCCGATCCGTGACTACGCTCTTCAGGCTGTGATAGGCTTTCCACGAAGACCCGGAGTAGATCTCGTTGACGATCACCAGCCTCTTGTTGGCCATCCAGTCGTTGAAGGCCCCGAGGATGTCCTGCTCGCCGGGGAAGCCGACGTTGTTCGGGCCGACCAGCGGGGCGAGGATGTTCGCTCCCAGCGTCGTCTTGCCGATCCCCTGCTTCTCGCTGACGAGCAGGAGCCCATAGCCCATTCTGATGTCGGGTCGAGCGATGAGAGTGGCGCACCACTTCTTGACCGCGTCGCGCTCGCCCTTGTTCACGAACATATAGTCGAGGAACTCAAGAAATGGAGACGGGTCGCCCGGCGCAGACTTGATCGAGCTTGGGACGTGCAGGTTGATCGCCGAGGAGCCGCGGAAGGTGACCATCAGCCCCTCTTGGTCCGGCCGATAGCAGATCCGAGCGGAGCGCCCCGAGAAGGCCCGGACGAGCAGCCGGGTCGTGTCGTTGACGTGGCTGTAGGCGGCGAGCATCTTGTTGAGGATGCTTTCGGGGCGGAGGATCTCCGGCATCTCGGTGCAGACGAATAGGTCGGCCTCTTCGACGTAAGCCCACATGTCCTTGAAGTTCTCCCGGAGCTGCGCTGCCGGGCGACCCTTCCCGTTCGCCGGAGGGACGAGGTCGGTCGCCCAAGTCGCCGGATGGAGGCAGTCACGGAACGAACCGAGGTGCGCCGCGTGGGCGAGCTCAGCGCCCCAAGGGTGGCTGGCAAGGGCGTCGCGCGCCTCTGCCGTCTTCCCCTCGACCATCCACTGGACCCGCCGCGCCGCTTTCGCGCCTTCGTGGATGAAGACCGTCGAGTGCTCGGTGAGCATCTCGAGGCCGAAGAGCGGGAGCGGGCCGTCCGGCTCGCAGGCTCGCCACTGGTCGTCGTCCCAGTATGTGTAGGGAACGTATCGCTTGTCGCCATCGAGCTCGACGCGCACCTGCAGCATCGTTATCAGCCCCTCAGCGTCGCGGAACTCGAAGATCGCCTCCGGAGCCGCCTCCCTAACCGCCTTCGGGGGATTGATGATGGAATGGAGCCGCTTGAGCTCCGGCCAGACCGTTCCGGCGAACTCCGTCTTGATCATCGCGACCTCGCTCTCCGTCGGAGCGTGGTCAAGCGAAGGGCAGTGGATCTCTCCTGTCTTGTCGAAGCGGATTACAGCCAGATCCTTCCAGTATCGCCCGCTCTTCTGCTTGACGACAGCCGTTCTGAGAGAGCGAGGCTCAGCGCCTACCCTATTCAGATATGCCATCGTCTGGGGAAGATCTTCGAGGCTGCTTGCCTTTGCCATTAGTTGTCCTCGCCTTTAGCCTTTTCTCGCCTGCGGCAATTCTCTCTCGCCGTTACCATCTCAAGGTGGTCGGGGTTGCAGCAGAGCCTGTTTCGACAGACATGGTCGATCTGCTTGCGACTGCTGACGTATCCATTGATACAGATAAAGACGACGCGGTGGACTGCGACCGTCTGCCCGTCGAGCGACATTCGGGGATAGCCCCCACCCCGACCGTTCCCACTGGTCGGCCCCTGCCACTCCCAGCACTCGGTCTCCGGGTCGATGCTGCAGCGCCGCTGGATGTTGCTCAGGATCGTCTCTCGCCGGTTCAACGGTCAACCTCCCCAATGAAGCGCACCGCGTCGATGTGCACCATTCTGAAGTCAATGTCGCCCCGGACCCGCCCCTTGATCGCGTAGAGACACTTCCCCGGACGCCCCCGTTCGACGATTGGCTTCCCGAGCGCCTCGAACTTGTAGCGATTGATCTTGCCGAAGACCGTGTCGGTGTCGTCGGTCAGCTGCAGATTGAGGGAGGTTGTCCTGCCATCATTAATCTCGTAGCCGCGCCGCGCGACCATCACGACCTCGTTCTCGTCGCGCGGGTTGATCTTGCTCAGCACGCAGAACAGCAGAACCTCCCGGTCCTCGCCCGGCTGCACGTCAACGACGGGCGTCGGGGGCGTGAAGATGTTCCGCTCGCGAGGATCAGGCAGGACCCGCTGGAACGCATCCCTGATCGGCCAGAGGCTGTCGAGCTCGGTGACCGGGTTGTCCATCAGCTTCGCAGCCCGCCCGTTGATCGGCTCGCCCCGAGCTCGCGCGCTCATGATCTGGGAGACCATCTTCGGCCCGAGCCCCTTGACCGCAGACAGCGGGCCGACGAGCACCTTCCGGTCGCCCTCCCAGCCGACAGACCACTTGTCCTTCGAGTGGCGCTTGTCGAACGGCTTGTAGGAGTATCCCTCCTTAACCATTTCCCGCAGGACTTGGATCTGGCGCTCGATCTTGTCCTCGTGACTGAGGGTCGCGGCGGCGAACTCAAATGGATGGTGCGCCTTCAGCCAACAGCACCAGTAGCTGATCAGCCCATAGGCGACCGCGTGGCTCTTGTTGAAGCCCATCGCGCCGTAGGCACACAGGTCGTCCCACACCTTGTTCGCCGCCTCCGGCTCGACGCCCTTCTCGATCGCGCCCTCTTTCCAAGGGTCGCCGAACTGGTCGAAGTATTCCTTGCCGAGCGACTTGGACATCGCCTTGCGCAGCTTGCTGACATCACCCCAGCTGAGCCCGCCAACATTGCGCCCGATCTCCATTACCTGTTCTTGGTAAATGCAGATGCCGAGCGTGTCCTTCAGGTAAGGCTCGAAGACCGGGTGTGGGTAGGAGACCGGGTGCCGCCCGTTCTTGCGGTGCACCCACTCATGCGCCGAGCCCGAGGCGAGGGGTCCGGGGCGACCGAGCGCCGTCACCGAGACGACATCCGCGAAGCGGTCGATGCGGAACTGCTTGGCGATCGACTGAAGCGCCATCCCGTTGAATTGGAAGATCCCCGCCCACTGTTCCTTGTTCAGCACCTCGAAGGCCGCGGGGTCGTCGAGCGGGGCCTTCTCCAAAGTGTCGCGCGGAAGTCCCGCTAGCTCGAGGGCATCCTCGAACACCGAGAGCTGCTTGAGCCCGAGCACGTCGATCTTCAGCAGGTTGAGGGCCTCTGCGTCCTCCTTGTCGCACATCGTCGCGCCAGTCCGGTGGTCGATTGCGACGAAGTCGGTGATCGGCCTCTCAGCGACGACCATCCCTGCGGCGTGCTGCGAATAGTGACGGGGGTGCCCCTCGAAGCGGAAGGCGACCGCCGCCTCCGGGTGGTCCTCGAGGAGTTTCCGCCCGGCAGGCATAGCCTTGGCGGTGTCCTCAAGGGTGTTGAGCGCGCGGCTGTCGCCCGAGCTCCGCTCGATGAGGCTCTCGGCCACAGCATCGCACTTCCAGCGCGGGAGCCTCAGCGCCGCCCCGACCTCCTGCAGTGCCGAGCGCGGGCGGAACATCGCGACCGTCCCGAGCCGGGCGACGCGGTCTGCGCCGTAGAGCTCCTTCGCGTGCTCGAAGACGAGGTAGCGCTGCTGGTCCGAGAAGTCGATGTCGATGTCCGGAAGGTCGGCCCGGTTGACGTCGATGAAGCGTTCGAAGATCAGACCATAGGGGATCGGGTCGACGGTGGTGATCCGTAGCAGGTAGCAGACGAGCGAGCCGCAGGATGAGCCGCGCGCCGGGCCGACGACCATCCGCGCTCTCGCCCACTGGCAGAGCTCAGCCACGAGGTAGAAGTAGTCTTCGAACTGCTTCTCGTGGATCAGCGCGAGCTCCTTCTCGAGCCGCTGGCTGTAGGTCGGATTGTCGAGGTCCACCCCAAGCGCCTGAGCGCCCTCCACACACATGTCACGCAGGGAGGCGGGCCTTGGCGGGTGAACCAGCTCCGCCCGCTCCAGCGCCGCCGTACAACCGCTGAGGGCCTTCCGCGCCGCGCCCAGCGCCGCGTCCTGCTCCGCCTCGCTGGCGACCGCCTCAACCGCCGCCCTCCACTCGTTCTCCGAGAGGATGTGCTGGGGATAGCTCTGGGTCTCAGCGTTCCGTCCACACAGCACCTCGTAGAAGCCCCGGTCGCCTTTGGCCGGATAGCGATTGTCGCTACTCGCCAGCCAGCCGAAGCCTGCATTCGACGCTGCTCGGAACTGGCCGACCGAGGTTGCGGGCGAAAGCGCGAAGGAGGTTGTCTCCCGATCAGCCTCCCCCAGCCAGCGGGGGTTGGTCCGGTGACCTGCGACGCGGATGACCCCCTCAGCCTCCAGCGCCTGATCAACGCGAAGAAGAGGGCGATAGCGGAACTGCGTCGTTGCGAGCTCGACAAGGCGATTGACTGGCCCGATGCTTTCGGTCGCGATGAAGGCCCAGTAGTCAAACACTGGCTTCTTCTCAGTCGGGTCAGGAGAGACTGCGAGCTCAACGCCGAACGCTGGCTGATAGCCATGGGCGCGCACTGCGCGATCCCACTTCACCCAGCCGAACGTGCTCGCCCGGTCAGTGAGCGGCATGACGTTGCCAGCCGCCCCTCCAACCAGACCCGCCTCGCGAAGCCTCAAGATCACTTCATCGAGGGACCCGGCTGCATCCCTGAAACTGAAGCCAGAGCGAACGCGGATCATACCTCCCCCAGCTGCTTCATTTTCGCGAAGCACCGAGCGAGCGCCTGCGTGTCGACCCGCGCTCGGTGAGCCCCTTCGAACCGCTCGTCGAAGAGGCTTTCGTAGAGATCCCCCAGCCTAAGGCGATAGCCGTTGATCCACTCCGTCGCCTCGACGGTGCAGATCCGCCGATGCGGCCAGAGCACCTTCCAGCCGATCCGCGAGAACTCGGCCTCGACGACCGCGATGTCGAAGCTCAGGTTGTGAGCGACAACGGCATCCGCCGAATGGATGAGGCGGCGGATCGGCTCGGCCACAACCTCGAAGGTCGGCTGCCCCTTGAGGTCCTCGTCCTTGATGCCGGTGATCTTCTTGATTTTCTCCTGAAGCGGCTGTTTGGGGTCGATGTAGGTCTCGAACTCATCAAGAACACGCTCAATGCTGTCGTCGTAGAGCGCACCGTAGAACTCGATGATCCGAGGCTGCTGCTTGATGTCAAGCAGCTCGTTCGCGATGAGGTCGGTGGTCTCCGTGTCGAAGATGAGGTAGCGCGCCATCAGCCGTATCCCTTCTCCCTTGCCTCGAGCAGCGCCTCCGTGTCGAGCGACCTGAGCATCGCCGCGTAGACGGAGAGGTCGGCGAGGCTGTCGTCGTGTCCGCCACCCTCGAAGTTGTGGGCATAACGCGAGATCTTGGCGACGATCTGGACGAACACGCCAAGGCGATTGAAGTCCTCCGGTCCGTGGAGAGGAAGCCCACTCGGAAACAGAGCAGCCATCACCGGACCGAAGCTCTTGTAGTTCTCCCCGTAGACTTGACCTCTCTGCTCGAAGAGGTCGGCTGCCTGCTTGAGGAGCTCGCTCGGCTGGAAGGTTTCGCTCATTCGTCCACCTCCATCCGAACCGTCGATCCGCCCCCGAGGGCGATCATTCTGGCGAGGGGGGCGACCTTGGAAAGCGAGCTAGCGTGGCCGCACGTCGCCTGCGACAGCATCACGTTCGCCGCCGACCCGCTGAGCGAAACCGTCATCATCGGCTTCCGAAACCCGTAGGCGAGCCCCATCTCGAACGAGGTTCCGGTGTCCTTCCAGTCGACGACTGCGACGAGAAGGTCGCATTGCTGGACCCCGAGGACGTTGCGGCGGAAGATCTCCTTGAAGAGTGCATCACAGGATCCTCTTGGTGTGCTCGAGCCAGAAGCGGGGGAAGCTCCGCCTGTCTCCGTAGTCGGCGATCCGCGACGCCTGTTCCATCGAGACCAGCTTGCCGGAAAGGCGGAGCGCGATCGGACAGGGCGGGTTCGGGTCCTTCCCCTCGAGCCGAAGCTGGTTGTCGGCCTGAAACGGACAGGAGCCATCGTCGCAGGGAAGCAGGGGTCGGCCCGAGCCCTGACCCTGTCCGAGCCTCTCGTTGATCGGCCTCCAGAGCCCCTCATGCGCGATCCAGCAGCTCCGCTTCGAGACGATGGCGCGGGCGGTCTCCTCGGTCATCGAAAGCGAGACCCGGATCGTCCGGCGCATGTTCATTGTCGGGTCGCCGAATGAAGCCAACGGGAGGGAGAGGTTGTCGCGGATCAACACCCCCCGATGGCGGACCAGCTGGGAGCGGAGCGAGAGCGAAATCTCCAGCTCCGGGACGATGATGTGTCCGCCCTCCCTGATCGGCCCTTCGCCTCCGGACAGAATGCGATGGCTGAAGAGGTCCACCGCCTTCGCCTTCAGCGCCCGACCGAAGGCCTCCTGAGAGGCGCCCCAGAGCCCCCGAGCGAGGTCTCCGAAGGCCCTCGCAGCCAAGAAATTGTCAGAGAGCCTCTCCGCGGCGAG